AAGAGAAGAAGAGAGGAGTGAAGGAAGGGATGCCGCAGTAAGATTTCCAGACGGCGACTTTTTACCGCGCACTTTCCGTGTCTTAGCGTGTCACAACCCACTCTACCGTAAAAAAACAGAGTAAAAAAATAAACCACACACGATTTGTGTGTGTTTGTTTCAAGCCCCGGCATCTGTTTTTCCATTAGCCTCCGCTAACCACTAGCGTATTTGTAGTCACGCGGCGTGTAAGCCCACGCCATCAGCGACAGCGCTCGTCTGTATGTTGGATTGATCTTATAAGCGGCAAGTGTTCTGCGTATAAAAAGCTCTCTCTTCTGTGCCCATGTGACACGTTCTCCTGGTGCCATGATAGTTTCCATTTTTGTAGGAGACCGGTAACGTAAGTATGCAGGAATGAATCCGTCGCGAGACTGTGCTATGACGCTTACCCCATTCTCTTTGAGCATCGGTATGACTGCTTCCACCTCTTCTGGTGTGTCCCATTTGTAGGTCATGCTTTTTGCTCATTGATTAGAAGGTTTTATTTGCGAGTTCTTTTAGAATCTTTAGGCGCTGATCGTCGGTGAGCACTTTGTTCTCGGCGTACTTGGCATTGACCACTCCGCATAATGGTGTCGGCAGAGACGAGGAACTTCCGAGACGTGGGTCTAGTCCCTTCCTACGTTTTCCCTCGCGAGCGGAGTTGATGAGATCCTTCTTCCGTGTTTCGTATCGTGTAAGAGCGGCTTCGTATGCCTTTCGACTTATGACTCGGTTCCTTTGGTTCATCATCAGGTCCTCTCGTTTCAGTCCTCCACTAGTTCGTGTTGCCTTACCGAAGTATACATCTGCCTTAGACCCGATAAGCTGCATCGTTTTACAACTACTCGTTCACATTTTTTTTCTTTTGACTATACGAAGAAACAAGGACGGACGAAATGACAACGCAAGAAGTGGTTACGGCAATTAGCCCTGCTACGATTTTGGAGTTCTACAAGAAGCAGGCACATGCCGACATGTACGGTGGGTCGTTCACTGGCGGATACATAACGGACACCGGGTCGGGCTTTTCATCGTACCGTCGGAAGGGTGGAATGCGTACCGGGTGCAGTCGCTCAGGAGGAAATGTCACTGGTGGAAATGTCACTGGTGGCAATGTTACCGGTGGTATGAAGCGGTCTTACGACACGATCGTCAGCCCGGAGATGAAGGTCGAGCATTTCATCAACTCCACTCGCACTCCTGGTCAGGTCTCTTTTCCTGTTCTCCTCGACCGGAGCGCTGCTGCGAATCCTGAACAGAACCCGTACCTGTACCCGTTCGCTACCTCGTTCAATGACACGGCACGCGAGGACGCGGAAGCGAGGAACCGTCATTTCACTCTGTGGAAGGCGGCTACGATGAGCCAGTACAAGTGAAAGAACGGTTTTAGTTTGTAAAATATCAAAACAATTTTTTTATTTTGTATATGTTAAAAGAAAAAAAGGAAAATGATATCCCTGAAAAAAGGAAATCCTGTTGCCGTTATCTATACAGGAAAGGATGAGGGGAAGAAGATCTTTATCACCAACGACTCGGGCGATACGGAGCTCAAGCAAGATCCTCTCGAATTGTTCGGAAACCATGAGCTTGCTCCGTCGAAAAAGCTTATGTCTGCTGCACAGCGAAGGGCCATCCGTACTGCGCTACTTGATGACCGCCGCGACTATCCTTCCGAGTTGGAGGACCATATGGAGTCCCTCCGTGAGCTCTACGACAGGAAGAATCGGTACGAATATCGCACGGACTCAGAGACCTTGTGTGTGTATCCTTCCAAGGAATCAGAGCGCGTCTTTGTAGCCGGTAAGTCTGGATCCGGTAAGTCGACGTTCACTGCTCAGTATATCAGAGAATACACGGAAATGTACCCGAAGCGTAGCGTCTTCTTGATTTCTACCCACGAAGACGAGAAAGCTTACAGGATTCTTCCTATCAACCAGATCGCTCTGGACGAGACCTTCCTCGAAAAGCCGCCCACTCTAAACGATTTGGCTCAGTCGCTGGTTGTGTTCGACGACACGGACAACCTGCAAGACAAGGGCCTTCAGCAAGCAGTCCAGGCACTGAACAGCGACCTACTTGCAAACGGAAGGAAGTACGAGATTCACGTAATCACGCTTGCACATCAGCTGATGGATTATAGCCGGTCTCGTACTCTGCTGAATGAGGCGAATCGTGTTGTCTTCTTCACAGGCGGATCGGCCTACCACATACAGCGGTATCTCAAGGTATACGCAGGACTCCAGCCAAAGCAGATTCGTAGGATCCTCGATTCTAAGTCTCGCTGGACCTGCCTAGGACTCACGATTCCAAACTATGTTGTAACCGAGCACGAGGTCTATGTTCTCAAGAACGACCAGTCTTGACTAGGCCTACTTTTTCAAATTGGAACGCTCCTGATGGCGAGTTCATCTAGAGAGATTTTTTCTTTCTTTGCTTCGGCCTTTGCGGTCCTAACGAAGTCCTCGACGCATACGTTCCTGTGTACGTGTCTCAAGATACACCATCGTCCACATGTGCATGACTTTGGTCCTTGTACGCGCTCGTGGTTGTATGCAACGTTCTTTCCAGAATTCAAGAGTAGTCTGATCAGTTTTGTGTGTAGTTGACCAGAGACCTTGCGAAAATCTGGGTTGACCCAGTTGAGCTCGCTGTCTGGGAACACTCCGTAACTGTCGAACATCTCAACGCACGGCTCTCCATCCGTGTCGAATGTATCGTGAACCAGGCACCAGTGACCATGACTTGGCTTGAATTCGTACAGTAAGCAGAATGGTGTACGAGGCAAGTGTACAAGTCTCTCTAGCTCGCTGTACACGTAACATGGCATTCCAGTCATTTTTGTTATTTCTCTGTCTGACAAGGAACGATCTCGGTTCATTTTCTTTTTTTTATCTTAGTACGATATAAAAAAAGATGGATGGCTCACAGGACCTGGTATATTACAACTGCACGCTTGTTAACAACACGGCTAACCGTGTGGCTGCAGAGATAAATGACAGCAGAAGTATGCCCATCGTTCAGATACCCGAGGATTGGGAGATGTCTATCGTAAGGTTCGATATCGACTCGCTTCTTCTACCGATCGCACTGTTTCCAATGGGAACTGGTACGAACACTCAGTTGTCTATGACGTTCAGGAGCTCTGGTGTCGACTATGGTCCGTTCTACGTTCAGAGCCTCGAGCCAACTGGATTCGTTCAGAGCATTGCTCTTGGTACAGAGATGATCAACGACACGATTAAGAACGCGTGGCCTTTGATCGGCGGGTCGAGGCCTCAGTTTCCTCCGAAGTTCGTGTGGGACGCTACTACTCAGCTGTTCCGTCTCTACTTCTCAGCAGACTATCTAACGACTTACAGCGACTTCACGATCTACGTGTCAGATGTATTCTACAAGTACATGTACGCGTTTCCAGCGATCATCATTGGACCGAATGAGCCACTTCACAAGGATGTGATGCTTTTCACCTGGAACCCCGAGTTCGTCAATGCCGCTGCTACTAACAGGGTCGGACTTCCTGTGTCGCTTCAATCTCCAGGATACTATCCGGCTGGCAACCTTGTGTACCTCGAGCAGTCGGCCAAATCGATCTCAAACTGGGCGGCTGTCCGTACGATTTATGTCACGACAAGTTCGCTTCCGAGCTACCAGGAGTCTATTCCTGGTAACGTAGGATACGGCCAGAACGCACAGACTACGACGAATTCGATCGCGATGGTTACAGATTTCATCATCCCACAGGACCAGAATCCGATGGAAGCGCATAACCGTATTGAGTACCTTCCTACGGCTGAGTACAGAATGATTTCTCTAGGAGGGCGCTCTCCTCTCTACCGAGTTGAGCTTAAGGCTTGGTGGACGTCTTTCGCTGGCGGTCAGTATCCGGTGATCCTTCCTCCTAACGGGGTTTTTGCTGCGAAGCTGATGTTTCGTAGGAAATAAAATGTTTTATCCCGTTCAGTTTTTTTTTCGCAGTGCTATATCCGTAAAAAGGAAAAAGAAGAACGTAAGATGTCGATCACCGTGGAGCGCCTTGCGACTCAGCGAGTCGTTGATTCAAGGACTGACGTAAACAGCTATGCTCGCCGCACGTATCAGATTTTCGATGGCCCGCAAGACACCGGCTTCGTTCAGATTCCTCCAGACGGCGGACTTCCGAGCGAGAACATGAACTTCACGCTGAACCCTCCGTCGACGCGTGTGTTCGTCAACCGGCGACTATCGATCCTCTGCAAGTTCCGTGTTACGCTTACAGGTGTTCTAAAGTTCAATAAGCGCGCGTTTAATTACCTTGGCACCGGCGCAACCGTGTTTCCGTTTAACCTTGACGGTACTGCGCGGACTGAAGCTCAGCTTGAAGAACAAATGGGAAGCGACGCAACCAGTAACGGCGCTGCTCCGCGTGCGTTCCCGCTTGCGAATGCTACTCGCTCTCTCCAGGTTTCGCTGAACAATGATCGACTGTCGCAGAACATCGGCCAGTACTGGCGCGCGACTACGCGATATGCGAACGGCCTTGGTCAGTCTGAGATCGATCAGGGTCTTGCTCCTACCCAGTTAGACCTTGTGCAGGACTACTCTCAGTCGTCTGGAACGTCTATCAGTCCGTTCGGGTCACGTGGTGTAAACCC